ATTGGTCCTTTTGAAAAACCATAGTGCATTTGAACTTCGCGCAATGGCCACTCTTTTCTAAAAGTGTTTGGGACGATTCTGATCTGGTGTTTACCTGCTTTTGGTTTCCAGAAAATTTTAGTGTAGTCGATTTTTTCACGACCTGCGCCTTTGTTGGCGTTCGCTTCAAGCTTCTGCTTGACAAAACTTAAATCCATATTGTTTTTGTTTTAATTGTAAGTCGTTCTATGAACGGAATATATTGTGAATCTATGATTCTAAATTTGGCCCTCCAAACTATTTGTTGAAGTCTATTATCCTATGGATTGCTGTATCTAATCGACGTAGGCCAGGGCCATCTGTTAATAAGATACAATTTTTATAGTCATTCCAATTTACGATAAAGTTCTTGTCCATCACACCATTATTTAAAGTTCTTATTAAAGTATTAAGAGCATTAATAGTGTACAATGTGTTTGATTCTTTTTTACGATGTAACAAGATAGTATTGGCCATCGGTGCATCTTGTACGTTGCCCGAGTCAATATTATAAGTACACATCAATTCTTCGCTTTGTGGAGATTCAAGAATGAATATCTTGTTAAAGAGAATAGCGTAACGACGATTGATTGTGTTAACTGTATTTTCCAAATCCAATGGAGTTGTAAATGTACAGAATAATTTGTTCAAGTCTAATTCGTTTAATTGTTCCATAATAAATATTTATATTTTCTCCAAACCGTGGTACGATTGGCCTTGTTTAATGGTTACTGGATATTTTAATGTATTTATTATATCCGAAATTAATTCTTTATCTTCTTCACTATAATCAAATAAGAAAGCATCATAAGTGTACAATACTAATTTTGTTTTTCTACCTTCTAATTTACTTAATACTAATCTTAGTAATTCAACATTTGTTGATGTTTCTTTACTTTGAATTATGTAATTAAATAACTTTGATCTAGTCATATCAGCGTCAAACATAAATATTTTATTGTCTGTCACTAAATGTTTTCCATATTGGTACGTATCCCACATACTATCAATAAACATATCTACTTGTTTAAAGAATGGTTTGTTTTTATATTCAGCCCAAACACCACCATACAGCTGCTTGAATGTTAATTCTTTGGCTTCTTGTTGTGTTACACCTAATATCTCACCTAGATATTCATATGTGTTTCTATTTTTAGGAAACTCAAATCCAACTAATTCACCAATTAATCGTGGATGATAACCCTGGAAATCAATTTCAATGAATTTATCATTTTCTGATTTAAAACAGGCGCGTTCACCATCATCTTTATTTAATGCCGCGAAATTAATACTATTAAATGTATTAGATGGACGTGAAGTTGTGGTGTATAGATTATATTGAGTGTATATTCTACTGCGGTTTAAATTAAATTGTGGGGTTGTTAATTTCCCATTGTAATAATCAATAAAGCAGTTTTTATCGACCATTATGCCGTTTTTTTCAATATGATAAAATACATCTGATGTATAGAAATTTTGGAATTGAAACGGTGTATCACCTAATGTGTGTTGTTTAATGACAGGTAATGCCATATCAAATATAGCCTCACACATTTCATAATGTTTACTAATTGGTATTAGACAATTAACATTAGGTAATGAATAATGTTTGCTGTAATAATAATTAATACAAGTATTGTCTAGTGATTTAATATCAACTTGTTCAATAAAGTTCACATCATATAATTTATCAGACAATGGATATAAGTAATGTAATGCTTTTTTCTTATCCAATGTCCATAACTTATTAGTATTGTTTAATAACCAATCAGTTAGTTCTGGTTTGTTTATACCAAATGATTCATTGTGATTTAAGCAAAATATGTATCCCTTTTTATCTTTGAGTGGTCTAAGATATATTAAACTTAACTCAGTAAGAGATGGATGGAAATTGTCATTGAATGGAATAAACCGAATGAAACAATCCCCAAACGCACGAGGCAATTGCGATGATTTTTCAACAATATAAAACATAACCTTTTTTTTTGTAGACTTAAATATAATATAAAAACTTTGACTTAAAAAGTTTCTTCTTGAAGATAAAGTTTTATTCCAGGCATTTTTTTATCGGCCTGTTCTACTTCATCTATGTTAAAAGTTCCCCCTTTTCTAAAACCTCCTGTTACATCACAATTTAATACTACTGTTTGGTATAAAGGATTATTTTTAACAGAATTATAAGTATCAATATTTATTTCTTTTATATAAACAGGAATAGTATGGATGTATTTAATAAAATATCTTAACACAAACTTTTCATCAGTTGATATATTCCCTTCTTCATCTTCTTCAGGAATGACATCATTTAAATTAAAATAATATCCATTTACTTTATTATTTTTAACTAAACTAGATGCTAATATTAACTGTTTTGATCTTCCTGTATATACTTTTCCAGGATATGCTTTACCCTTCACCTCACAGTAATATCCTGTATAGGGGTTATAATTAGAATCTAAATATTTTTCCCCTGATGTATAATTTACTTTTGCTACATTTTTAGGTACTCTCATTATAAATTTTTAAGTATATACTGTTTAATTGTTTGTCCTTCAGATGGGGCTTTTGTAGCACGTCCTTTTGAATCTTTTGGAGCAATTTCACCATGTCCAAAGATTTGACTCTTTTTAAATCCTAAAAAGTGTATAAGGCGTGCTGCTGCTATCACCTGAACTGGTAATACATCTGCATCATTTAGTGCTACTACCTCTACTCCTATTGATTTACCATTATAATTTCCAGCATGCCATCCTTTAGCTCCATCTGGCATAAATCTATAAATTCCTCCATCCCTTCCAATTACATATTGTGCTGGTAGGCCCCTATCATAAAAAGTTCTGTATGTGTGTATTGATCCTTCACGTCCGTCTCTTCCAGTGCTACCCGCAGTGTGGTGAACTACAAATGCTGTTGGGGGTGAGGAAATAGTACCTAAATTAAATCTATTTAATTTTGTATCATCAATAATTCCCGCTTCTGTTAATAGCGGTATTTTTTGTTTTGATAAATCTATATCTGATGTTCCTTTAATAAATTTGTAATTTGGATAGTATTTAGAGAAATTTTGAGTTGATACTGCTTCTCCTACTTTAACTAAAGTCCCTCCTTCTGCATTTTTTACATTTTCTTTCCATGTTCCAGTACCATCTGTGTAGTTAGAACTTCTTAATCCTCCACCACCATTTCTAACTTTAGCAGTAGCACTAGTAACTCTACTTCCTTGTAAAGTAACATCAAATAAATCTACTTCTTCACCATCTGGGTCTTCTAGAATAATTGTTTGTCCCTCTAATTTAGTTGTCCAACCACTGTCATTAATTGTATGTCCTATACCTGTTAAAATATATCCTAATCTTCTACCAACTTCACCATCAGTTTTATATCCTTTAGGAAGTAAATCTGGGTGGATATTAAACATATGTCCTATAATTAGATTTGATATACCATCTATTTCTAATGATAGTTTTGTTGGGATAATTGCTTTAAATTTAATTGGATTTGCAGACAATGCTCTAAAAATTGCTATAACATCTCTAAGAGCACCTTCATATTTAGATGCTTCAGTTACTTCAAAATCTGCTTCAAAATCACCAATCCAGCTTTTACCCATCCAACTAATAAATTCATATATAGGTAATAAATTAGTTAATAAATTTTCTAATTGAATAGCAGTGCTATCATCAGCACTCGTTGTATTCATAGCATTTATTTTTTTCTTTAAACGGTCTTTTACACCTTGGTTAAAACCAACCATAGTATCATTTTCTAAGCCTAATTGACCACCCCCTGTTTGGGCTCCTATTGCTACGATAGAAGATTGTTCAGAAAATATTTGTGATTCTAATGAATAATTTCTTACAGTAGACCACAAACCATTATATTTTCCTGTTGGTTTACCATCTTCTGAATAGAATGTAAATGCATTATTATAAGCATCTGCTTTATTTTGTGTATCTACAAAGTTGATGTCTATAATTCTAGCTATATTATCTACAGGATCAACGTGTATATCAAAATTATTTACATTTCCTGTCGCAGTAGATATATCTGCTAGCATTTTCTTTAGAAAATCATACAGATTAATAGTATTTTTTTCAGTTTTATCTCCTCCTTCTAATCCAGGGTCTTTACTTATTTTTAACAAATAACGTAAACTAACATATATATTTCCTATTTGACCTAAACCTGCTTTACAAGCGGCATCGGGAGTGCCACTATCATCAGCTACAGAAAATGGTTTTAAATTATCCATAAATGCAAGAGCATTTGCGGCACCTTTTTGAGCATCTTTTACTTCTTTTGTTTTTCGCTCTAATTCAATTTGAGCTGTAATTGTTGCTTTTTTAGTTTTAATTATACCTAAATCTGTTCCTTTTAAATTCTTTAAACCTAAAGAAATACCTTCTATCTCTGATTCTAGAAAAGATGCATCTAGAAAATCATAAAATTGTTCAAATTGATAATAACCTTTTCCACCTGTAGATACTTGTGGGGTAATAAACCCATCCTTTTTTTCAACCTTTACTGCTAATTCATATTGTCTTTGCAATTCACGAGCAGCCGAATCTACATCAATGCCTGCTTTATTACAAGCATCAAAATATCTTGTAAGAGAATCTGCAATAGTTTTTTCATCACTATTATCCTTCACACCCTCAGGTATTACTGTGTTATTTATTACTATACTAGCAGCAACTTCTACTGTAATTTTGGAGCCTAAAAAATCCATAGTTTTACTTGTACCATCACTATTCTTAACTTGAGGTCCTGGGTCCCCTACAACAGTTGTAGTTGCTGCTGATCCTGTAGGGGTTGAAGCTAAATCTTCAGGTAATTTAAAAGCTCCCCAAATATCATTTTTAATTAAACATACTGTAGGATTTACAGATATTTGTAAAGGATGGCATAAGCCTAATAAATAAGGGGCTTCTGGTTTTTTTAAATTTCCAGAAGACATTTTTACTCCATTTTGGTAAGGTCTATCACTTGTTGTTACACCAACAATTGGTTTATTTCCATCTTCTGCTACAATACCTACTGTTATATGGTTATTTATTAACTTACATAAAGATTCTAGTGTAATGAATTTTTGACGATCAGTGTCGTCAAATTCTTCATCTTCTTCACCTTCTCCGTGTAATTCAATATCCATGGTAAACATATCATATGTAACACCATATTTATCAGTTACTTCATACTTAGCACTTTGGTTTTCTGATTCAACAGAACACCACAATTCGTATATTAATCCTGAAATAAAGTTTCTAGAATAGAATTTTTTTAGATCTTCTGGTTTTGGAGTCTTTGCTGAGGGTGTTATTTTTAAGTACCCATTAGCTTCTAATGATATTAATGATAAATTAGCTGCTGAGTAGTTTATTTTTAATGATTCTATCATTTCACCGATAGAAATCAGAGTTGTTGAGCAATCATATCCTCCATCTGGTCTTGCAGACCATTTATAATTTTTTACTATACCTAAGAATCCACCATAATTTCCCTGTGCTCTTTCCTCTTTTTCAAATAATTGTTGAAATACATTTTGATAATCTTTATCAATGAGGCTGCTATCAAATATATTAAATGGAGTTTCTGGGGTTGTTACTAAATCTCCATTATTATTAATATAAGCAGTCCAACCCCATTCTAATAATACAGAATAACCTGGTCTCATGTAGAGTAATTCTAAATCTTCTAATTGAGTTATATCCCAACAATTAAAATTTATTGTTACTTCTCTTAATGAACCATAAGCACCTTTGGATTTAACCTCAGCACTTGTAATACCAGGCATTGGTCTAACACCATATAAATGTGTTTTGCCACTTGGTGTTTGCAACGAATATGCATTTTCAGGACCTTTACCAACACCACTTCTTAATTTATCATTGTGTAAAGCACCACCTAATAAAACATAATTTTTAGCTAAAGCTCCACTATCTCCATTAACATCAACAGATGAAGACATTCTTAACCATGCCTTTGCACCATTGTGGATTGCTATATCTGTTAAATTACGTCTATTAAGAGCCTCTCCTCTTTTTAAGAGTTGCTGTTTGATATAAGACGGGAATGATTCTTTAAATATAGACATAACATTATTTGTAATTTAAATCGTCAAACATTTTTAATATAGCACCTAAATCTGTTGGTATTCTTAATTGAGTACCTGGTGTTAAGAACATAGATCCTTTGTTTATATTATTGTTTGCTGATGATATAATCCACCAATATTCTGGGTTTTTGTAGTATGAATAGGCTAATAGATCTAATCTATCTCCTATTGTTGTGATAACATAGATATCATCCTCGGTTAAAGGAATGTTTGGGTATTTCTTTAACTTAAGGTATTTAGTACCTGTTGGTGTTTGTATAATATCTCTTGTTGTGTATCTCATTATCTAGCTTGTGATCCTGTTAAAAATCCTGTTCCACTCATTGGGTTATCTAAATAAGATAAAAATCCACCTTCTTTATATGTAGATAATTCTTTTCCAATAATAGTAAAACTAAATTGTGCATTTATATACATTGCTAATTTTTCATCTATATCCCAAGATGAAACATCAGGTATATCAAAAGAAACTGATGTTAATATTCCTGGTTCTGCAACTAAGTAATTCCCTAATGTTACTTTTGTAATTATTCCTCCTAATCTATTATTACCATCATATTTTCCAGCACCTGCTGATTGTAATTGACTTAATGCTCTATGTTTTTCAAGTAAATGAATTCTATTAAAACATGGGACTTGTATGTTAAAACTTACATCTCTTTTATGCTCAGTGAAGGTATAAAAACTCTCTGACCTTCCCACATATTTTACTGGGTTCCAAGTTGAGTTTGAATTGTATTTAAAACCTGATAAATATGCTGAGAATACTACTGTTCCTAGGTCAGTAGTGTCAAATGGATTTATTGGATCGAAAGTTACTAGCATTATGTTTCGATCAATTCTATCAAAGTTGGGAATCGTATCTCGTCCACTAAAATATTTAAAAGAAGGTTTACCACTACCCTTAATCTTTGGATCTCTATCTATGGTAATTTCTTCTGTTTTAAAATTTGTTTGATTTATTTCAGTTTTTGGAGAATCAGCCATTTCTCCATTTTCATATATTGTTTTTAATTTATTTTCTTCAGGAATGTTCTTTACATTTACAATAGATGCTTTAACTAAATTCTTCTTTGCACGTTTACCACTAGCAACAATAACTTCATCTAATTTACTAGATATATTTTCCCAGTCAGATAATTGTTTTTCAGCATCTGCTTGAGATATTTTACTAGTAAATGTTTGAGTGCCTGTAGGATCATCTCCTTTTTCCCCTATAAAAGAATCTCCTGATGTTCCAACAAAAGTTGTAATCTCTCTACTTCCACCTATATACTCTGTATTTTCTTTAGTATATTTTAATGCAACAAATTTATCAAAAGAGGCAACTGTAAGTGGATTTATTGAAGGGATAAAATCTGTCGCTTTGACATCTACAAAAATCTTTCCATTCCCAATATCATCTTGTAATTTACTTGTTGAAACTTCTGTACTATAAAAGAAATCATTTCCTTGTCTTTTTCTACCTAAGGCCTTAAATTGATCAGTTTCTACAACTTTATTTAATGGGAAGAGGGGTGATAATGGAGATGAAATAGATCCAGTAGTCCAAATTTCTTCAGATGTTTCAAATCTGCTTTGTTCGGTTAATGGATTAACAGATATACTTCCAATTATAGTTTGGAATTGTGATTCAACAAGAGCGTCATTTATTTTTCTTTTATCTTCAGTAAAAGTATGTCTATTGATAGTAGTTCTTCCTATACCATATAATGAATTAGGACCTCCATTGTAACTATCAATAGTAAATTGACTAAGTAATGCTTTTACATCTAGTTTATTTCTTTTAAAATTAGTACGATCAAAATCAGTACGGATAAATTTTTCTCGAAAAAAATCACCACCAAATTCCTTAGAATATTGTCTTAAAAGTTGATTAGTAGCTCTGTTAGCTTGTCTTCCTTCTCTGTTAGTAGCTCTGTTAGCTCGTCTTCCTTCTCTGTTAGTAGCTCTGTTAGCTCGTCTTCCTTCTCTGTTAGCAATTCTATTTTCTCTTCTTTCTTCTTGTAAATCAAAATCCTCACCAACACCTCCTATATTATCTCCTAAATTGAATTTATCTGTTAAAGCAACTAATCTATTATTATCAGAATTTTTATTATTTTCAGCAACTACCTTAATGTATTTAATACTATCATCCGTTACTGGGAAAAGACCATGTCTTGTTAAGTGTCCACCGAATGCCGTAAGAGGGATTTGACGAAGGGTGTTAATACCTAAATTATATAAACGAGTTGAACCAAGCAACCCACCAAGACTTTTTTTAGTTTCAAGTTTTGGATTAGATAATTGCAATCCAACTTGTTTAGCTAAAAATAAAGGTCCTTTAGGTAAGTCTTTAAAAAATTTACCTATACGAATCGTATCAACTATTGAGGCATTTAAAGCTCCTATATGTCCCCCTCTAATTAAACCATCATCAAATTTAGTAAGTCTAAATCTAGTAAGGGGTTTATCTAAATCTTTTAATTCGGTTTTTACATAAGGTTGCCCACTGTTACCCCCGTCTGAAGTATCATTACCGTACTTCAAACTACGTAGTTTGGTAGCATTTAACTGTGTTATTATAGGCATTCCTTGATTTGTTTATTAATAACGACCGTCAGTCGGACCTAAATCGCTATATTTACGACCTGATTTTGATTTGTATTGTTTTGCACGTGGGTTGCGTGGTGCCTTAGGATCTAATTCATTTAATGTAGATTCTGGTCTAACTTTAGAAGAACCATTAAAGTCAACTAATTTAACTTTAGGATCTGTGTGAATTGAATACTGATTGTGTAATTTATCAGTTGCGGTACCAGCAAAATATCCAAATTTTCTAGCTTCTAATCTATTAGCTGTCAAACCCAATTTGCTTTTGTCTTTTTGATTAATGATTGCCATTTTATTTAATTTAAAATTGTCTATGTATAAATATTAAATTAGGCCGTTTTGTAACGTCCGTTCATATTTTGTGTTGTACCTACTTTCACACTATCCATCATTACTATACCTTCTTTATTGATTAATTGACCAATAGCCGCTTTAACTTCATTAAGAGCTGCTACTACTGGTGATAAATCAATAGATACTCCTCCACCACCACTTTCACCACCTGCTAAATCTGTGCCTACTTTAATTTTACCATCGGCCCCATACATTGCTTTATCTTTTGGATCTAATTGTACAGAACCAAACTCTCCAGTCATTACAGGGCCTTTGCTTGGATCAACTATACCATCTTTCATAGCCATATAAGTACCTAAAGAAGCCATAACAGCTGCTAAACCTGCTATAATCCATACTGTAGCAGCACCAAATGAAGCGGCTTCTGCCGCTGTAACTGTAGCAGCGGCTGTTGTAGTAGCTAATGTTGCTTCTGTACCTCTTAATGCTAACATTATTGGGTATTTTGCAATCTGCCCTACTAAAGATAATAATCCTATTCTAGAAAGGAAGGCTTTACTTCTTTCAACAATTAAATCTTTAAGAGCCCAACCGTATGCTATTGCTTTAGTAACTAATGATTCCTTTTCTAAAGCTGAGTTTAATTGTCTGAATGATAATTTTCCTCCTTCAGTAGCTAATCCTATTGCTGCTTGAGCGTTACCAAAGGTTGTTGCTACATTTTCTGCTATTTTACTTGTTAAAGAAGCTGCTTGGTATCCTGCTTTTCTACCCATCAATGATGCAGATAACCCTTCAGTTACTGCTATTGCTTTACCTATTCCATTTATTGCAGCCATTGTTCCATAGATACCTAAAAATAATCCTCCTATTATTTTGATAGGAGTAGCCATATAATTGATTATATTCAAAGCTCCACTTAATAAATCTAAAAAGGAACCTAAAGGACCTGCTAACAAATCTCCTACAATTCTTTGTAATTTCTCCATAGCAGCATTAAACTTATCTTGAACATTTTGTCTTTCAAGAGCTTGTGCTGCTTCTTCTTCATTTATTTGAGCTAAAGATTTACCAGATTTAACCGCTTCTTCTCTTTTTCTTAATTGTTCAGCTAATTTATCAGATGTAGTTCCTAAAGATTGAGCATAAGCGTTTTGTGCTAATACATTCATTTTAGAGAACTTAACAGCAGTCATGCCTTGGTTTGCTAATTCTTGAGCCACACCCGCCATATCACCTTGTAAAGCTAATGCTCTAGCTCTTTCTAAATTTAAAGCTTGACCTGTTAATAATTCAGCTTTTAATTCATTTTCAATTGATGATTCAAAATTTAATAAAGATTCTGCTTGTGATTTAGTATCTTCTAATGTAGTACCTAAGGCTTTCATAGCTACTACAGCTCTAGCTATACGCTCAGGATTATATCCTAAATTAGCAGCTAATTGACCTGATACTTTAACAGCCTCAGCTAATGCTGATCTGAAATCAATACCAACTTTAAGTTGGTTTCTTGCTGTTGCTAAACCTCTAACAAATGATCTATATGTTTCTTCAGATGATTTACCAGACAATGCAGCATATCTTTGAACTTGAGCTGCTTCATCTGCTTGTAATCCAACCTGTTTAGTTAATTTAATTTGAGTTTCAAGCTGGTCTGCTGTAAATTCATAAGCAAATCCAGTTGCCTTTACTAGTTCACCAAATGCTTGAGTTAATGTGGCTGTGTTTACGTTTAAATTTTCAGATGCGTTTTGGATATCAACCATCTTTTCTCTAAAAGCATCAGCTCTTTGAGTTCCATATCCTAATTGTTTTCCTAATTCAACTGCTTGTGCATTTGCATTTAGAGCAGCTTTAAAGAAGAAATTAGCAATCTTTAATAATATAGTTAATTGGGTAACGGGATCTTTTAATGCTTGTCCTATTCCAGAAACAGTTCCTTTTATTCCTGTCATTAACACATCCCATTTACTTCCTTCTTTAGCAGTATCTCTCATATCTTCTTTTAAATTTTCAAAGAAAGTACTACTAATACCTAATTTACCTAAAGAACCAACAATCCCATCTACTATTTTTCCAGATATACCTAATTTTTTAATAATTTCCTCTTCATCTTTTAATCTTTTTAAATTTAAGTCTTGAGCTCTAACTAAATAATTATTATTTTTATCTAAAAATTTTCCTTCTTCATCAAATAAACCTAATAATTCTCTATATTGAGATATTTCTTCTAATTTTGATTTATTTTTACTCTCAATTGCTTTTTGTTCTTCAGCGTCTAAGGTTTTTCCTTTATATTTTTGATCTAAAAAAGTTTTACTTTTAGCTAATCTATCAATCTCTATTTGAAGTTTTTTTCCATTACTTATTAAATCTTGTTTAGATAATCTACTAATATCTTGAGAGTCGTATTTTAATTTATCAGCTAAACCACTGATTTTTCTAAAACTTGAATTAATATCTTTAGAAGTAACATTAGTTCTAGATAGATCTCGTACAACATTTTTTAATTGATCGGCAAGATCTGTAAACTCATTATTCATTTCAGCAAAATGGCGCTGAGCATTAATTAATTCTCTATTAAACTCTGTTGTACTTGCTTTAACCTCATCCATTCGCTTTCTAAGTTCAATAGCGTTTAGACCTGAGTCTTTTAAGTACTGTTCAATTTGTTTTAATAATTTCTCATCCATGAGTAAACAATAATAGGTAATAGTTACCTGTATAAATATAAAAAGCGCCTATTTCTTAGGCGCTCTTGTTGAATATGTGGGTTGTGATACGTTTGGTGTTAATGGTTTAGATGATGTTTGTGTTTTATTTTCAAGCTGTTTATTTTGTTTTTCTATAGCTTCATTTTCATCATCGTAAAACTTTTTCATTTTATGGAACGTAAATCGACGCAACCATATCGGCATATTATACACTGTATTCCAATCATATCCACCTTTTCCATGAAACACTATTTCATGGATTTGGTCAAATATCATAGGTCTATCTTCCTGAGTCAGGCCAAAAAAAGTTAATTCCTACTGGAATAGAAATGCCCTCCTCTGCACCTTCAGGGTAGTGAGTCATATCAATATCTGGTTGGATTTGTGCATAGTACTCGCGTAATGCTCTAGCATCTTTTGCTGTTAAACCATTATCAACAAAATCACGAATAGTTGCTAATTCTCTATCACCATTAACTGATGTGATTATATATTTTAAACGAGTTGTGATTTCAAATGAACCTTGTGGGTTAATTTTCTTTAAACCTTTAATTTCAGCATCAATTTTTTGTTCATCACCATGTGTTAATAATTTAAATGTTACTGTATTTCCAGATAAAGGCATTTTAAATGTAAATTCATTATTACCTTCTTCAAATAATGATAAATCAACTTCTTTTTCTTTTAATGCTGATAAATCAACACTTACTATTTCTTCAACACCTGTCTCGTAATTATAATTTTTAAATTGATATTCAGCACCATATCCTAAAATACGAGCACCTAACAGTATAGCGTTTTTATCGCACACTAATATATCATTAAAACTAACTGGTGTTACTATTAATGATTGCATTACTCTGTTGAGTACTGATCCATCTTTAATATAATTAGCATTAGTAAGAATATCTTCTTCTTTAGCTGTCATATATTTCATTTCAATTTCACCTTTAGAAAGTGGTGAGTCTTTTGGATATAATAATCCTTTTGAAGGCAACGAAACCGTTTCGGTTGGCATTTTAAAATCGCTCATATAACATTTTTATTTTGTTCGTATATAAATATATAGAAAAAGAAAGCGTCTGCAAAGCAGACGCCTCTAAGAAAAGAAATATGAAGGGAATTAAAAATTCAATACACAGTAATCCATAGCAACAGTAAGGGAAATGTTAATTGCTGCCTCACTAGCCCAATCGTATTCACCAAAGTTTGCAGTTTTTACATATGCACCTTTGATTATCCATTCGCTAACGATGTCACCTACTGGACCTAATACATTCAATACTAAATCTTTTTTATAAAAATCAGAATAACCATCACGGCCTGTTACTGATTCGTGAGCCAAACGAGCCCATTCCATTACAGCTTGAGCACCACTTGGAGTAATTGGATCATAAAGTTCTAAGTTCATATCTTGCCACTTAACTTTACCTTTTACTTTACGGTAAACGTTGATGTGGTCTAATACGATTTCACCTGCATCAAATTGAGGTGACGCTGCCTTCTTAATCAAGTATGCTGGGATGCCGTCTACATACATGATGAAACGATTCTGCACCTTTGGTTCGAAAGCGGTGAACATTATTTGGTTTGCGTCTAATACAGCCATTTTATGTTAAATTTTGTCTATTAATAAATATTATTGTTTATAACTCTTACGCTGGGAATGTTGCCCCAGTTGGTAATACTGTGAAATCTAACACAATGAATTCTGCTGTTTTACTTGGTTGTAAATAGATTTGACCAACTAATTGGTTTCTATCGATTACATCAGGTGTGTTATTAGAATCATCCATTACCACTTTATAAGCATATAAACCTTGACGTTGTACTACTGATTCTAAGTAAGGGTTTGCAATGCTCATAAATCTGTTTCTTGTAGCTGCTGTATTTTGTTCAAATACTAATGAACGACCTACTTGACCTAAGAAACCTTTCAAGGTAATCAACAAACGACGAACGTTAATTCTGTCTAATGAAGTTGATTTTTTCTGTAATGTCTTTTGACCAAACGCTACAACACCTTCTCCAGGGAATGAAGCTAATGGGTTAATGTTTGTATCATATAAAGTATCACGATCTTCTTGAGATAATCTTCTTTCAGCTCTTAATACTGATCCAATTCCACCACGGTTTAAACCTGCTGGAGCGAACCATTCAGCACCTACTTGGTCGTTGAATGCGAATACACCACCCATTACTACAGATGGAGGACACCATACAGCCTTACCTAAGTTATTGCTAAACAATTGTACCCATGGATAATATGCAGCACCATAACTTGAACCATTAGCAGCAGCCGCTGTAACAGCAGCAGCTACGTTAGCTCCATATGCTGTAGTATCGATAATTGCCATTGAATCACCTCTACCTTCACATACTGCAATTACATCATCTGAGATTGAACTTAAAGCACCAGTACCTAATGTTACACCAGGAACTAATAATAAGTTAAAGCTATAATCATCTTTATTTGATAATAAAGTTAAAGCAGATGTGTAATCAGCAGCAGCAAATCCTTGACAGTTTGTAGCTGCCGTGTCATTTGCTTCAAAAAATACAGCTGTTCTGTTAGTTGCAGCTACACCACCACTAAATGAACCACTACCTGCTGCTGGTAAATAACCACTAAAAGTTGCAGTTTTGTAATTACCTAAGTTATCAATTGAATCGATAGTATTGTTTACTGTTTTAACACGTACATATGAAGAACCACCTTGGAAACTACCTGAAATTTCTACTAAGCCTTTTGAAGCATTGTAAACAGGTTTTGCATCACCTACTACACGAGAGATGAAGTTTGGTTGAGCTGGGTCTAAAGATAAGTTTGAGAATGTTTCTAGAACATTTTTGTTATTTGTGTTGTCATCACCACGACGAACTACTAATGTAAATGTACCTTTTGTACTGTTAACATTAGTTACTTCCCAACGTACGTTCTCTATTGAACCAGAAGCTAAAGCACCTGATACTTCAGAACCACTGTTGTTTGCGATATCACCCCACTGAGTAGCTTCTAAAACAAAAGAAGCAGTTGAGTTTGATGTTGCTGCTGCTGATGAGCTAGCGTAAGTGTCATAAGAAGAGCCACTAATAATTTTAGTTACTAACAATGAATTTCCACCATTGTTGAAATATTCTTTAGCAGCAAGTGATGTAAAATATTCATAGTAGTTACTTCCACTTTTGAATATATCACCAAAAACTGATAAATATTCACTATAAGAAGTTACAACTGTTGGGGCCATTGGGTTACCTTTAACTGTAGGACCAACAATAGCAGCTCCAACCTCTTGAATACCTCTTTGTACTAAACTCTTGTCGTTTTCGCGAGTAAAAACGCCTGGAGAGATAATTTTTTCTGCCATAGTATTTTTTAATTAATTTGATTTAAATTATTCTGATAATAAATATTCGGAAAAATACGTAACCGATTGGGGTTACGGTAAAATCTCACCTGTTTGGATGTCTAGATTTCCTTCTCCATATTTTTCACGGATCTTAGTAAGATAATCATCTTGGCGTTGATAGTTAGATGATATATCCCCGTATAGTCCTGTTAATTCACTATCAATTGTCTTTAATTGATTTTCTAATTCGTATTTTTCATATTGTAATTGACCAATTTCAAATATTGTTTTTGAATATTGTTCACGAAGTTGATTAAGATCAACCATTTCTTGTTCTGTAATTTTCTTCATATTATTTTTCCCATTTATTTTTTGGACAACTTTTTTCTACAGGGCTAAATACCTTTTTATTTAAAGGACATCCACAAGCATTACAATACCAGAAATTCATTACTTCTTGATGGGCTTTATGTTCACAACCATCACATATTGATAGTCTATGTTCTGCTATTAATTTTTGTTCAGGGGTTGGATTAGCTGCTGCTATCCATGCTTTCCCTATTTCTACTAATTTGTTCATATAACTTAATTTAATAAAGAAAAGCCCCTAAATTAGAGGCTATTTCTTCACTTTATATAGAGGGG